CACTCGGAGAAATGTACGCCAGCAAGATCGAAGGATCGGTACTGGTTCACTCCAAGATGCCCAAGAAGTCTCGGAAGTACGTCATGGATGAGTTCCTCAAAGGCCACATCAAAACCATGATCGCCACATCACTGGCCGACGAGGGGTTGGATCTGCCTAACGTCGAGACACTGGTCATGGTGTCCGGTGGGCGGAGCGCCCAGAAGACTATCCAGCGGGCCAGCCGTGCGCTGCGTAGGACTGAGACCAAGACTGATGCTCGTATCTACGACTTCTTGGACAACTTCCACCCCATGGCGATCGCGCACGCCAAGAAGCGCATCAAGTGCTACAAGGAACTCGGATGCCACTTCGCATGAGCACCGCACTCACCATCGTCTCCATGGCCGTGCTGATGCCCCTCTGCGTGATCGCAGGCATCTACGTAGGCCACACTCTCACCATCAAGTCCCAACAAACAACCAATGAGCAATCGAATCGTAATCGCATGTGACCCCGGCGTGAACGGCGGGTTCGCAATCCACACCAAGGACGGGATCCTCCTGTTCGCAATGCCCGAATCCTTACCGGATATGGCGCAACTACTAAGCGGATTCAAATTAGCAGATAGCCATCTCTGGATTGAGAAGGTCCCCAAGTTCGTGTCAAAGCTGACTCCTGCTGCTTCGGTCGCCACCCTGCACGAGAACTACGGCATCATCCAAGGATTGGCCTACTCCATTGGCTACGCCCTCCACCGCGTGGAACCCAAGGTATGGCAAGACCCTCTTGGACTGGGTGGTAAACGCTCCTGCGCCAACTCCGCGGAGTGGAAGCGCAAGCTCAAGGCCAAGGCCCAGGAACTGTATCCGCACCTCGATGTCACGCTTAAGAACTGTGACGCCCTACTGGTCCTCCACTACGCCCAGGGAGGTGGTCGATGAGCGAGCAGGTCAAACGAATGATCAACGATGGTACCGGGGTGTACCAGATGAGCAGGAGCCAAGCCGGTGAAACCTATCGTGCAGCGAAGAAACTTAAAAGATATGAAGTCAGCTACTGGAACAGGAACAAAAAGAACAAACAAACCCAAACGAAACCGTGAGCTTGTTAAACACGTTTTGGTGTCACCAGATGTGCATGCTGAGTTAAAGGCATACGCAATCAAAAATGGATATAGAACTCAGGGACTAGCAGATGAAGCAATTGCAGAATATCTAAAGAGACAGGAGGCGAAATGAGCGAACAAAACAAATCAGAGACGGTACGACTAACATTCAAAGGACTGCTGTCCATTTACCTGCCGGACGAGAAGGTGGCGGAAGTTTACAACGCCACCGAACTGTCCTGCCGCAGGAACAATTGGGGAATCGCAATCGACGAGAGCAACCGATTGGACTTTGTTCCGATGGTGAAGGTGGAGGAATCGAAATGAGCAACCAACCAATCAACGCCGGAGGACCGGCGTTTCCACATACAACGCAATGGGACGGAATTACTCCAGCAATCAATTACCATGGTATTTCAATGCGCGACTACTTCGCAGCGGCGGCGCTAAACGGTTCGCTGGCAAGCCAATGTAAAGACAGTCATTGGGTTTTCTCGAACATTCCAGATGATTTTGAAAATGACACCGGAGCGTTATCTGGAATTGCTAAGTTATCATACGATCTAGCCGACGCAATGCTCAAAGCGAGGGCGGAGGCAAAATGAGCGACACCCCGATATCAGATTCAACACCGCACAACGTAGCCGAGTTGGGGCTGCTGTGCAGGAGGATCGAACGCGAACTCACCGCAGCCAATACAATCATCCGGCAGCAGCAATTGCTGGATGAAGCAAACCTGCGGCTTCAAGAGCGCATCAAGCGGCTGGAGGAATGGAAGGAGTCGGCATTGGAGGTTGAACGCGAATGGGACGCCAACGCCATCGCAACACTGCTCGGAGCAAAACTCGGAGAGTCTCAGCGCAAAGTGATTCAGCGCGAAGTGCCTCTACTTTTAGAACGCATCAAGCGGCTGGAGGCAGCGGGGGATGCGATGCTGAACGCATGGTTGATGCCCGAAGACTCAATGGAGTATTGCGACTGGGTTGCGTTGAGCGCAGACGCAAAAGCAATGTGGTACAAAGCCAAGGAGGCCAAGCCGTGAGCATTGAAGAACACCTTCGGTACATGGCGGAAGACCCTTTCGGGCCGGCCGACAAAAACTCACTACGCAAATTTGCCGTAGAAGTCCGCAAGCTGGAGGATCGGGTGAAACAACTGGAGCAGGAGAACGACGCATTGCGAGCAGATCTGCTGCTGTGGGAAGAGAAGGAGGTGAAGTTGTGAATCCATTCAAATGGTATCGCAACTGGCGCATCCGTCGCACTGAGGAGCGCATCGCTTTTCTTGAAAAGTACTGCGACTCATTCCACGACGAGCATGGATCGGTCAGATACGACATCGCTTATCATCACGACCTGTTTGAGAAGCGAGCCGAGGTCGCCCAACTTCGCAAGCGGTTGTACAACCTCATTGAATTCTGACAATGATTGTACCCATCGGCCCTGCCGCATTCGTGTTCCGTCACAATCGAACCGGCCAGATTGTCGTCGCACCCAGCGAGCGGTGGCATGAGTACTACGACAAAAAGGAGGACTGGGAACATACTGCGAGCGTGAATGCTTGCGGAGCTTTACAGTACATCATCGACGCCAAACCGGCTGAGAGGAACCGATACATCAAGTCACTTACTACCGAGAAACCATGAGCAATATCAAAATCAGCGACTTTATCAACGAGCCATGGCGCGACGTTGGATTGGACGCAGTGAAACGAGGGGTTGAAACCTGCAAGCGCAACGGGATTGAGAATCCCCAAGCCTACATGGCCATGATTATCGGACTCTGCGACATCATCAACGAACTGAAAGCAAAGCAGATCAAACCATGAAACGCTGGAACAAGAAAGCATGGCCTTTACTGGCAGGAACCAAGAATGGAAACACCATCAGAGTCTGGTGCCCATATTGTCGGATTCACCATGTGCATGGATGGGACAAGGACTGTTCAGATTCCGATGCAACCCATCGAGTGGCACACTGCCTGCCTGGTGGACCATTCCGCGAGACAGGGTACTACATCACTGTGGAGCCAATACTATGACCATCGAGGAAATGAGAACCATCGACGCAGTGAAGACCTACAAGGAACTGCAGGAGGCTAAGGAGCGGATCGCGCACCTGGAGACAGCCATCCGATCCACACTCGAAGCCAATCGACACCTGGCCGACGGCGACAACTGCACCCTGATCGAACTCAAGAAAGCCCTAACAGACTAATAGAAGGGGAAAATGACGATACTTCAACAATTGGGGTTGACCAAGGAGTCCATGTCTCGCATGGTGGGCCACGTCACTCCGTTCAAGGATCCGAACCCTCGGATCAACCGGCGGTGGCCGGCTGTTCCAACCGAGATCCGGGATGCCATCCTGAAAGAGGACAAGTCACGCACTTACCCAGAGTTGTCCAAAAAGTACAACATCTCACTGTCATGTGTATGGAACATCAAGAACAGCAAAAACAACAAACAACAATAGAGGAACTACAACGATGGAAACAGTTATGTCACGAATTGGCCGATTGCTTGGGATGCGGATGCATAATCAAGCACGGCCTGTGTGTCCAGTGCCACAAAGCACAGAAGAGGTACCGAGCAATACAAACACCTTTGAGGTAGTGGCAGTTAGTAAGAAGAAGAAGGACAAGAAGCGAATATACATGAAACTCAGCGATTCAATCGATCAAGTTAACAAGCTGCGATCAGAAGGGCTCACCTATCGTCTCATCGGTGAACACTTCAAGATGTCCAAGCAGCGGGTCTATCAGATCATCAAAGCCGGTCAGCAGCGCGATATCGAGCGGGCCAAGTGGACCTACGGGCTCAGCGTTCGTAACGCTAAGCTGATGGACTTCCTCGAATTGAAATCCAAGGAGGCCGCTCGCAACGCGGTTCTATCTAGGGAGATCGCCCCTTTCAAGTGGGACAACTTCGGTCGCAAGTCCTACACCGACCTCTGCCAATGGCTCGAAGTCAAACCGCTTGAATCATTCAGCGGCAAGAAGTGTCCTCACTGCGGCCTTCAAACATGAGCAACCGTCACCAATACCCACTCGTTGAATCAATCAAGGTGGTCCGCCTCTCGGAGGGGCGGACCATCCGCATTACAAGGGATCGTACCAAGCAAGACCTCAAAGTGATCCACGGCGACGGAGACATCCATCTCACCTGCGTCGCTCAAGCCCATGATCCCATCGAGATGATCAAGACCTTGGCCCGCCTCGAAGACGTCCGATCAGTCGAACTCACCGACGCCAAGGGTAACGGCATCATAATCCACAAACAGAAATAACATGAACCAGTCCTCAACACTCGACATCGTAACGGCACTCAAGATCGTCAGCTCCCAAATCGAATCACCAGATGGAGTCGCGCAAGCCCTCTGCCTCGAAGCAGCAAGTCGTCTCACTGACATGGTCAAGCTCACGAGCGACCTCACTGCACACGTCATCTCCAATCCTGTGCATCACCCTCGATGTAACTCCAAAACCAAGGGTACCTACTGCAATTGTATCCTGGCTCGCATCCTCCCCACATGAAGACCCCACGACACGAGCAGCCATGGTACGAATGCCGCCTTGAAACCAACAAGAAGCCAGCCCCATTGACCGCAGAGGAACGTACCACCATGAGCGACATCAACCGAAAGCTCATCGAGGACGCCCCTCGCCTTATCGAATACGGCATCAAGAAAGGGTGGATCTCCTACCCAAAGAAGACTCGAGCCTACCACACATGGATCACCAAGGATAGTCCGCCACTCGAACAAGACGATTCGTCCGCGTTCGATACCAGTCCGTAGTCCAGCAACAAATCAACGACATGACAACGCTCCTCGAACGAGCGGCGCTTTGGCTCGCCAAGGTACCGCCAGCCATCTCCGGATCCGGAGGGCACTCACAAACCTACACCGCCGCCGTTGGCCTCGTCCACGGATTCGGCCTGTCAGACACAGACGCATTCACACTCCTGTCCGATTGGAACCGCTCATGCCAGCCACCCTGGCAGGACCGCGAACTCCTCCACAAGATCCGACAGGCCAATGAGAAGTCCCACTCCAAGCCCCGCGGGCACCTCGCCAATTCCTCGGCAAGCAGCCCCGCTGAGCCATTGGATCTGACACGGGTGCGGTTCAGTAGGCCAAAGCCTGTGGAGCCTCTGCGGGTGCCAGAGGGGTCCGTGGAGCCGTCCGCGCCATCAAACCCGCCCGCAGCCCCCATACCGGCCTCGCACGACGCATCGGAGTTCAAGCGTTTCCTCACATCCGCCTTCGCGGCCACCGAGGTGGTCTGCATCTGCGAGCAGGTCGAGGATGGTAGGCCAATCAGTGCCGGCTCATTCCTTCCCCTCGAGGACTGGATCGCTCGCTTCGATGACCCCGAGTCCATCCTGTTCCGCAGCGACCGAACCGATGGAGTCTTCGTACGCATCAACCCGTTCAAGCCCAACCTCTACAGCGGCTCCGACAACGATGTCAGCGCCTACCGCCATGTCCTGGTGGAGTTCGATTCCAAACCCAAGGCTGAGCAGGAACAGCTCCTCCGCTCCTCGGGCCTCCCCATCAGCGTCCTCATCGACTCCGGTGGCAAGTCCATCCATGCATGGGTCCGTGTCGATGCCCCCAACCGCAAGGAATGGGACGCCCGCAGGGACCTCATCTACTCGGCAATCCCCGATGTCGATCCCAAGAACAAGAACCCATCGCGCTTCTCCCGGCTCCCCGGCTCCTGGCGGGGCGAAGAGAAGCAGAAGCTGTTGGACATCAACCTCGGCGCTCGATCATGGGAAGATTGGCTCACCGATCGGGAGACCGATGATGACAAGGCCACCGTCGTCACGGTCAAAGACCTCATCAACTTCGACCCGGACAAGGATCCGGATAACCTCATCGGCAAACGGTGGCTCACACGCGGCTCCTCCATGATCATCTCCGGTGGCACCGGCATCGGGAAGTCATCCCTGATGATGCAGATCGTCATCCAGTGGGCCATGGGCAGGGACTTCTTCGGTGTTGCACCGGTGCGACCACTCCGCATCGGTATCGTCCAAGCCGAGAACGACAAGGGCGACCTCGCAGAAGCATTCAAGGGCGTCATCAAGGGGCTGAACATGCACACGCCCGACATCCGCATCCTCCAAGAGAACCTGCACTTCCGCACCGAGGCCGTCCGCACCGGTGACGCATTCCTGGCCTACGCGAAGAGATTCATCACCCGATCGAAGCTCGATGTCATCATCGGAGATCCGCTCTTCTCCTACTTCGGGGGCGACCTCAGCGATCAGGGCGAGGTCAGCGTATTCCTACGCAACAAGCTCCAGCCCATCCTCCACCAGACCAAGGTCGCGTGGATCTGGATGCACCACATCAGCAAAGCCCAGCGGAAGGACGGCGAGCCCATGACCACCATGGAACTCGCCCACTCCGGGTTCGGATCCAGCGAACTCGCCAACTGGGCGCGGGAGATCGCGGTCTTGGTAGAAGTAGGCCAATCAAAGCCTCGACGGTTCCAACTGGCCTTCTGCAAGCGCGGATCAAGGCTGGATGCTAACTCACTACATCTTCAGCATTCTCCCAGCGGGATTGTGTGGGAGCAGTGGAATCCGATGGTGATGACCGGGGCCGAGTTGAAGCAGCCGAAGCCACCGGCTCGTCGTTCATTTCGGCGAGGATAGCACCCCAAAACTCCTTGGAAGACTTATCGTAAGCCGCATCTTCCTCTTCCCTCTTCTTACGCTCGAGCTCCTCAGGATCCACATCCGGGGAGCTTTTCTGTTCCTGAACCTCAACCTCGGAGTCGGGCTCCTCCTCCTCGCGCTTGCGCGATCGCTTACGCTCCAGTTGGCCAAACAACCTCTCGTGCTTCTTCACCGAAGTCTTCAGATACGCAACGTCACGCTTCAGCTCATTGATGGTTCTCAAGAGCAGCGAAACCTTGTCCTCATCCTCCGGAGGCACCCAGTCGCACCCACGCCATTGCCTATGAACCATGTCATAAACAATCACCTGAGACTTCTTGTTCCTCATAGAGTTGAACGCACGGATCGCACGACCAAGCTCACATCTAAGATTCTCACGAATGTAGGCCAGAACCTCGGATCGATCCGGGTCGGCATCGTGGCGTTGCGGGGGCATCAGTCGGAACATCGACCGAAGGGTTGAACCATTGTCTAGGTAACTCATAGCAGGAACAGAATGCGTCATGCACGGCAACATGTCAATGTAAAGGAATGTTCATTTTGCAGAGCATACCAAGAAGTTCCCATGGCCACTGCTACCTCCCTAGAGGGAGTCTTGTCACTCCCTCTTCTAGGGAGTTAAAAACCGCAACGCTGAGACGCTGCGTGGGGGCTCGTGCCGGCCCCCCGCGCTCAGCGGCGGTTTTTCAATAACCCTCCACTGATTGCGAAGTATCGGGTCCGATGGATGGATATGGATGCCTCGCAATCGATCAGAAAGGGGTCGCCAGTGCGTCGGAGGGGGGATTCCGCATCAAATTGCGAAAGCGGGGTCCGCGGGGCTGGAAACGGAAAGCCCCCGGATGGGTGGTCCGAGGGCTCCGCGGGGTGGAGGACGGGGGATGTTTGGCCTACTCGGTCAGATTCCCGACCGCGGACTTCCAGTCATCGATCAGCGAGCGGCAGTATCCGCAGACCATCTTCAGGCTCGAGCCCTTAGAGTTCTCGCAATAGCAATGCTTGCGATCGGCCATGCAATGGCCCGCTTTCAATATAGCAGTCAAACGATCCTCGATCTTGTGTATCAAAAACATCCGCTTCGTGTCGGCCAGCTCCATCAGCTTTCTGTTGGATCCCTCCAGCTCCTTGATGCGATCTCTCATTATAGATAGATCAGTTTTATTTATCAGAGTGTAGTCGTTGTAGTTCATTTGTATCCTTTGAATTCGTTGATGTAGTACACCGAGTCTTCGATCGTTCGCTTGCTCAGCACCCGATTCTTTCCTCCCCTGATGCAGCGTTCCAGCAAGTCGGCCAAGTGATTCCCGATCTGGATCTTAGCGATCGCTTCACGGAATACCTCGTCGTGCTCCTGGCTCGTCCTCACGCGGGCTTCGCGGAGGCCCTCAAGTAACCTCTCAATGTTTGGGCTCATGTCGGAGGGCACCCTACCGCTCCATGCTCAGTCGTCAAGCAGGAAAGTGTGGGGATGGAATAAATCGCTTCTACCGCTCCATGCCCCGGAGGATACCGCTCCATGCTCGGGGCTCCGCGGATTCCGGATTTCAAGATTCCGAATTCCGAATTCTGTATGGCGTATGGGCCGGTGCGGGAGATCTTGGCGCGAGGGCGGAGGGGTAGGACATCGAGCGTCTCACCTGGTCGGACATTGGGTGTCCTAGGGGGGCGGGCGACGGGCAAGGAAGGAAGGAAGGTAACCGAGTGGAGACAGGGTACGGGCAACAAAAAACCCCTAGGGGGAACCTAGGGGGCGAAGGGGGGGGACTGGCCTACTTGTCAGCCGTTGCCGGCAAGGGCGGAGAGAACCATAAGGGCAACGAAGAAAGCGCCAAGGAGAAGATACCCAAGGGCACGGAATAGATCGGTCATTCCAAAGCCTCGATTAAAAGCGAAAACTCCCGGGCGTGCTCTTCAAGTAGGAAAGTGTGGGTTGTTTTCATGATCAGATCATGCCAAGGGCGATCAGAAGTGAAGGGCACCCATGGGAGCAGCGCCCGTCTGGTTCGACAATGCAACCCTCAGTGCAACAAGCGGGCGAGGTGCCATCGAACATAGCATGGCGGGCGTATTCAAAAGCGCCGTCTTCGGATGGTTCCCAACCCTCGTTTTCAAGCGCTTCCATGGCGCTGATTCGGTACGGGTTGCGGGTTGCGGTAGGGACTTGTGTGGTTTTCATGTTTTCTTGTAAGGGCGTCAATTGCCCGCGCAACCTACGGAGTCGCCCCCATAGGCTGACCGGACAACTCACACACTGGCCGACTCAATGAAGTGTCGACGTCCGGTCCCGTGCACCGGGATGTGGATTGAGCGGACACCGGAACGGGAGCCCGCGCAGGCTAGGCAATCGGCGCATGGGGTACCGACTCGGTCGCTGGCGCACAAAATCTCAATCGAGTGATGATCTAGATCCGGAGTCACACGGAAGGTGCTCCAGCCCATGGAACGGGCAATGAGGAGTTCGGCGCTTGTGTCCACACTGGCCATAAGCAATTGACGCCACCCTTGCAAGCTAGGCTTGCGCCATTGATGGGTATAGCCTGTCCATCCGGAGGAAGCGCCGGCAATGGCCAAGGCGAGGCTAAGGGGGATCCAAGTAGGGTCCCCGTACGCTCCGAAACGGACCCGCCTTCCGGAGAACACGGAGACGGAAGGGAGGGGAAGGTATGCGCCCGCTTTCCACGCCCGCCAGATTCCCAACGGGGCTTGGCCTACGTTGACGTAGCAGGAACGACCGGAGCCGTCGCCGTTGCCTCGGTGGACGCAGGAACCGCAAATCAGACGGTCGAGGCCTTGTTTGATCGCTTCCACGGGATCAACGGCTTTGACCAGAATCCAAATCTGAATCATGTCGCCCGTCTTCCGGTTGTCCGAAGGGTTTGAGAAGCCCGTGGCGATGATCACGCGGTCGCGATCCTCGTGAAGGACAAATCCGTTCAAAGGGCACCTCCGTTGATCACGGTAAAACGAACATTGTGGCCCGTCGTTTCATTGGGACCGGTCGGATATCCGATGAAAGCGGCAAACTCCACGATGGACAGGTTCCGGGTGTAGGAATCCTCCACTAGGGTCCGAACGATACCGCGACGACCGAATGCCCGGCGGGCGGCGCGTTTCGCGAAAACTTCGGCGGCGTCTCGGATCCCGAGAGCGCGGACGGAGCGAAAGCCGTTGCAACGGAAGAGAGTCAATTGGAACCTCCGATCAAAGCATCGGCGAGGAGCCAGATGATTGGAAGGAGGAGGAGGTGAAGCGCTAGGAATGCACAAGCGCGGAGGAGTTTTGATTTCATGGTGTAAGCTGACCTCAATGGCCAGACCAGATGCCTCTCAGTGAAAGGCACCGGATCCGGTCACTGCGGGGTGATGCGGGCCGAAACGCAAAGCTGATGATCGTGGGTACCGTCGTCGTCGTCGTACCGGTAGTAAATCAGCCAATCACCGGGAGGGAGCCCGTCGTTTGCACCAAAGCGAACGAATAGCATGCACCAACAATCTTTCTCGGTGCCCGTCAAGATCTCGTGGCACCCGTGATGGGCGTCGGTAACTCCTCGGACCCAATCAGGAGTCGGGCTTATGGTTGCAATAGGAACGAAAGTTCCGGGGCGGACCCATCCTACGTTCGTGAATGAAGCGAACGGGTGTTCGGTGGTGGTTGCTGGCGTTGCTGTCGTTGCTTGGGATGTCATGGAGTCGCTTGTTTACTACGGTATTATACTCATCGCAACTAAATCTGAGAAAATGTGGCCAAGTGGCCTTTTGTAGGGGTGAGTTGCGGCATGAAAGCGAAAGGGAGCGGTGACCTGGTCAAAGGGGGGAAGGGGAAAGCACCCATAAAACGTCCTTCCGATGCACCTAAAAAAAACGGTCCTGATCCTAAGACTATCGCCGATGCCGACTGGTCTCGAGTACTTGACGCCGCATCGCTCGGGCTCCCGATGGAAAGGTTGTGGGCCCTTTCCGGAATGAGCGATAAGACTTTTAACAAGTACTTGCTGCGGTATCCGGAAAGGAAGGAAGCCATCGAAGCGGCCAGGACTCGGGGCGAGTATGACCTTACGTCGGTTGTCCGATCATGCGGCAACGGCTGGCAAGGCTCTGCTTGGTTGCTAGAAAGAACCAGAGGTTACGTAGCAAGGGCATCGCTCGAACATACCGGCAAAGGAGGGAAGGAACTCTCGGTATCCGGTGCCCTACTCGGTGCCTTCGGAGGAGGGAAATAACACCACGGGGGGACCAGGACCCCCAAGAGGGGGGTGGGTGTTACCTATATACCCCCTCCCCGTCCCACACCAAATTTTATGCCCGTCAAGCAAATTAAGCGCAAGAAATCCCCTTCACTTGGAATGGGTTCTCACATCCCTGCGTGGAAGCAGCGCAAGCTCCTGGAGGAGGCTCAGCAGCTGAAGAACTTCCCCAAGATGATGCTTGGCCTACGTGAAACCTACGCGTGGCAGGAGGCGGTGTTGGGGGCGTTGAACGAGAAGCACTCGAAGGTGGCTCTGAAAGCTGCGAACGGCTCTGGCAAGACGAGCATGGTAGCGGCGAGCGCGGTGGTATGGCACATGCTCCGCTGGCCGGGGAGCTTGGTGGTGTGTACCGCTGGTGTGTACCGACAGGTGGCCGACGCGTTGTGGCCTCACCTGCGGAAGATGATCAATGGGTTGGGAGGCGAGGAGAATGGATTCTCGATCAAGGATGGTGAGATTCGGTATGTGTACCCGAAGAAAGTGGATGGTCAGGAGCTGATCAGCCGGTGTATTGGGTTCTCGGCGAGCAACCCGGAGAAGGCGGAGGGCTGGCACGTGCAGGGTCCGAGCAATGACTTGATGTACATTGTTGACGAGGCGAAGGCGGTTCCGGACGGGATCTTCCAGTCAATGGAGCGGTGCCAGCCGACCAGAACCCTGCTGATGAGCAGCCCTGGTGGCAGCTCCGGGTACTTCTACGATGTATTCCGGAGGAATGATGGCAAGTGGCAGACCTTTACCGTTACCGCTTACGATTGTCCGCATATCCGGAAGGAGTGGATTGATGAGCAGATGGCCCGCTGGGGAGAGGGTCATCCGTTGGTGCGCTCGATGATCTACGCGGAGTTCATGGAGGATGACGGGAGCCTGACCGCGGTGAAGACGGCTGACTGGCAGAAGGTGGTGAGTGGCCCACCCAAGGAGGATACAGAGGGGCACCGGTTGACAGCGGGCTGCGATTTCAGCGCCGGCGGGGATGAGAGCGTGATGGTGGTGCGCCATGGGAACACGGTGAAGGGGCTGATCCGCTGGCGGGACAAGGACACGATGGCCAGTGTGGGGCGGTTCATCAGTG